TGGCGAAATCACCTTGATCGGTATTGTACCGTCGTCGCGTATCGACTTCTCGATAAGCGGCACGATTTCGCCGTCAAGCTCCTCCGCTTCAGCTTCGCCGACAGTGATCCACGTAGTTTGTGCGATGACCTTAACCGCATCGCCAAGCGTTACTTCGCCGGTCTCGCCATTAATCACGTAGGTGCGTTTGTAGTTGCCATCCTTCCCCTCATACACAAACCACGTGTCATAGACGTCAGCTACCCATATATCCCCAGGGTCGGTGCCTTGAATCTTATCACGCAGTAGCTTCCGCACATCATCATGGCTCAAATCGAGCTTCTCCAGAATCTCCGTCATGCCCTTCAGGTGGTAATTCGTTTTCACATCCTTTATCTCCTTGATCACGGCCGGCATCTCATCGGCGTCTTTGTCCGGGTTCGCCTTTTTCCACGCGGCACGCACCTTGCGCTTGACTGCCGGCAGATCCTCCGCCGGTATCTGCACCTTTTTCCCGCGAAAGCCTTTGCCCAGCGCCGCGACAGCCGCGCCGACAATGCTTGCGTCCGGCCCGCCGCCCGGCTCTGCCCAGAGTCGGAGCTTCCACGTGGACGGTCCGTCCGGCGTGTAGGCGTATGCCTCACGCGGAAACTGCTTGCCATCTTCAGTCTTCGTCTCTTTCTCGGCCTCGAATTGCATCTCATACTGGACAATCGCTTCATCCAGTGCCGCGCCCGCCAGTTGTTTGAGTTTGCCTGCGTCAAATGTCGCCATTTTCACCTCCTATGCTACAGTACCGGCTGCTGCATGAGACTACATCGGCAGCCTGGATGCCTGAGCGGATGTTGATGTCCCGACGGAAACGCGTCGTAAAACCCTATCCACCCAGCATCTTCGTTTTCAGCGCAACCGTCGCTCACCCTATCGTCTCTTGACGTCAGCCACGACTTCTCCATCGTGATCCCCGACTGATTCAGCTTGTCGCCGGCCTGGTACGCGCCTTCGCTGTATGCGTTACCACAGTTTTGCACAATAACGCCATTTGCTGTATAATATCCGAAACGAGTATGGAGGTTATAGACATGTCCCCCCCATCCAAGTTTCCTGTCGACTCTAACGATGCGATCACACGTTATTTGTCCGGAGATTCTCTGAGCGCAATTGCTCGCAGATATGGCGTTTCCAACGACTGTATCGCTACAATCCTCAAACGCGCCGGAGTTCGTATCCGCAATACTTCGGAAGCCCTCCGGCTTTTTTGGTCCAAGCGCTCGCCTGCTGAGCGAAATATCCATCTTGCCAATGCCCACGCGGCCACGAAGGGGCGGATGAGCGAGATTGCCCGCATGGGCAAGGGTGTCCCCAAATCTGCGCGTGCCTTGGCCAACAGGAGCGCTTCGCGTGAACGGAGACTGACACAAGTTGGCGATGGCGAAAACCTCATGGCTGGCTGGCTTCGCGATCGGGGATTGAATGTAAGGCAACAAGTCTCCGCTGGCCCCTACAATATCGACATAGCCATCCCTGCCGTCGCCGTGGAAATCCATGTCACGCGTTGCAACCCGCTTCGCGCCCGCTCCTCCCGGGCGGCTCTCAATCGCATCAAATACCTCACTGAATGCGGCTGGAATGTCCTTTACGCATGGGTCACTGATAGCCATCCGCTTTCCCAATCGGCAGCAGATGACATAATCGCCTTTAGCCAAAGCGCCAATAGCAACCCATCCCCTATCGGTGAGTATAGGGTGATTCGGGGTTCCGGTGAGCTTGTTGCCGCTGGCCATTGCGATCTCGATCAAGTCTCCCTCATACCAACGCCGCGCAGCCCATCTGATAGGAGACTCAGACCCGGAGCTAAACCCAGTACTGAGGCTAGCCGCGCCCGAGCCAGGGAAAGGCAACGGCGATATCGGGCGAGAAAACGGAGCGACTAGAACATCGCCCGGGAAGCATTCCGTCACCGCTATCAGATGCGCTCGGCTGTCGATGTGCAACTGCGGCTTGCCGATCGCCATCTCCGGGAATAGACGTATGATCGCCTTGGCCGTCTGATCGTAGCTCCGCTTCTCGTCAAACCCCTCCATCAGCAGTCGCCTTATGCGGTCCTTGGTCGTCTGAGTGACTTTAGTTATCAAGTCGGCGCTTCTGTGCTCGATGTAGTCACGCGCTCCAGGTGACCGCAAGTTGAACGCCAGCCGGAACATTAGAAAGCGGTCAATATTCGATTCTTGCATCCGTCCGTCGAACGCCAGCAGTGGCCACAGCAGATCAGGATTGTGCCCCATCTGCTCGACGGCGTCCATGATGCCGGCCGCGAACCCGTCTTCGATGATACCTTGGAATGTGTCCCACTGTTCCTTTAGCGTCGCGATGAACACCTTCTCCAGCCGTCGCTCCAGCTCGTCGACCTTCGCCTCGGTGATCGGTTCGCTACCATCTGCCGGCCGCGCCGCGTCTACCTCGCGTTTGAACGCCTTACCTTGCAGCCGAAACAGCGACGCGATGCGCTTCTCCGCCGCCGCTTCCAGCGGTGCTATGCGTGCCTCTTTCGACGCACGCGTAGCGGCTTCGATGACGCGTTCCACTTTTTCGATGAGCTGCATGGTCTCAGTCGGTGTCATCGCCTGCCTTACACCTCTTTCCACAACGTCGGCTCCGCCGGCGGCTCCTGGCCCACCTTGCTCGTGTGCGCCTCTTGGCATTCGTACAGCTTGTCTTTGTATCTCACACGATCGCCCACTTTGTAATCCACTCCTGCTTTCCACGGCACAATCATATACTGTGCCGGCGTGTCGGCAGGGTCTTGCGGTATGCGCCAATGCGACTCTCGGATCATCAACGCTACACCGTTGTGCTGGTAGACCTGGCCCACTTCCAACCACCCGCTCTCCGGCAGCTCTGGCAGGTCCCTCACCGGCAGTTTGGCCAAGAAAGCGATCTCCGATGTATCGACCACCACATCGGTGTAGTGATGCAGCATCGCCTCCGTCGGACCGAGTATGCCGCTGACTATCTCTTTGCCGTCACGTCCATACCAGAATTGAGGCTTGCCTGCGTGTTTGATATGGGTCATGGTAGCGTACCACCTGTATAGGTAATTGGCGACCAGACTCGGTGTGTGTCACCAGCGCATTGTACGTGGTGCAAGTTCCACAGGCGTTCCCCTGGCGTCGTTGGCGGACAGACATTTTGGACGACTCCGGTAGGTCCTCCATTCGTACCACCGATATCCAACCGGATGTTGGTCGCAACCGTGTAGCCGTTGCGTGCGGCATGGATTGCGTCGATAATAGCGTCAACGGTTGCAGTTGGGATGATCGGGTCGAGCGTGTAAACACGCAGGTCACGGATACCCGTCCATGCCGCAAACGTGGCCGGATTAATCGTGTACGTCCCCGCCGGCATGGTGTGCAGGTAGAAGAATGATACGGCCCAGGTTGTCACATCTCCGAAATCGAACACATACGTGCCCGCAGGCACTGAATTAAGGTAAAACGCCGTCGTTATGGGCCAATCTTGCAGATGCACCGAATTGATCGTATATGTCCCAGCGGGTAATGCTCCAGCAATTCTGACATCATTCGGCCTCCAGGCTGTGATTTGAGCGGAATTAAGTACAAAATCTCCACCTGCTATAGCGTAGAACCAAAACCGAGTTGGCCGAAAGTGTGCCATATCGCTGGTGTCAATTCTGTAAATACCGCCCGCCGGCATATTGCGTATCTGCCAATCAGTTGTCACCGGCCAACCCCGCATATCGGCGGAATTAAATGTACTGCCAGTAATCGATGCCAAATAAAATCCTACAATCGGCGAGTTGCGAAGTTGTGCCGTATTAAATCCGCCCAACGCCGACGATAGTAAGTGTATCTGCGCTATCCTCTCCGGCCGCCGCACCCGTATCCGGTACGTGCCGGCTGTGGCGTAGGCGTGTGTGCGTGCAGTCGTCAGCGAGCCGTCAAGTACCTCAGTCGTGCCGTCGCCCCAGTTGATGATGAACGGCCCATCAGCCATCGTCATGCGAGCGATGCTCACCGTCTGCGGCGATGCTGTGGTTGTCGCCGTCAACGTTAGCTCGGGCCGTCTTCGCAGTAACAAGATGCTCATGTTAGAATGGCCTCGCTACGACACGTAGCGATCGTTCTCCACCTTGCGCAACCGGCGCCGCTGCCGTACCACTCCGCAGGCGGATGTATCGCCAAGCGAGAAAATCGATAGGGTCGAGAATTACGCCACGATCAGCCGCCACTGTTGCGCTCCATTCTGTGCCGAACCTGTCTCGCAAATTGATGAAAGACGCGCCAGTGATGGCAACCTGCGCTGTTATCACCGCAGCCGTCCACGCCGCCGGCATCACCAACGCAACCGGTACGCCGACATTGCGCAGGTCGATGGCACTCGACATAGTCTCGCCGTTCGGGATCGTGGCTATGCAATCTGTCATCGGCTCGGTTTTGGCAACGATCACCAGGCCGCCTGGCAGAATGCTTTCTACGACCAGTCCTCCACTCGGCCCGAGGTTCGCCGGCAATCGCTGATCTTCGGTCGCCAGTGGTGTATCGTCGTTAATTACGCTTCCAGATATGATGTGCTTTTCCGCCATGCTTTCTACTCCTTCGCCGAATCTTGTAATTCAGCCAGATGCATTCGCAAGTCCTGCAACGCCGCCGCAAACTCGCCGAGCTTCGGTAGCTCCTGTGCTCCCGCCGGCGGCTCGTCGTCTTCTTCGCCTTCCGGGTACAACTCGTCCATGATTGCGTCTACGTCGTCAACGCCCAACGCCGTCATCAGCAACCGCGACATGTGCTGCTGGTCGATGGTGCCGGCAAGAGGATTCCCGCCAAGCGTGCCGGCCTTGACAATCGCATCGATCACCGAGCCGCGGTCGTCTTCCATGACCGGCGGAAACTCGACGAACACCGTCGCGTCGCGCGGTTCATTCGTCTCCGGGTCGATCTCCAGCGTGATGATCGGCGTGCCGTCGTCTTCTTCCTCGACGGAGCCGGCCAGCGCGCCGTATCTCACCGCTTGCTCAACAACGTAGCCGAGGATGCCCTGGTACACGTCGGCCCACAGTGATTGTCGGTCGCGCATCTGCAATTCTGTCGGGTGGTCGAGCGACTTCGCCGTCGCCAGCGTCCCGATGGCTGTATCGCCGAAATACGTGTCTGGCAGACCCATCGCAGCCGCGACCATCAACAGCAGCCGACGGCCGTCCTCCGCGTTGACGTTGGCCCCGCCGATACGGATTGCCGACAAGTCGGTGCCCGCGCCTTGGATGAACACCGACCCCGTGACCGGCGGAGGGTTCGTCTCTGCACTACCGTCGCCGAGGGTTGTCCCGAGCCGCTGCCGTGCGCCGACGATCTGCTTGTTGTCCGGCACCGTCAGTTTGTGCGCAAAGCGGCTGTAGGCGCGCGTCAATGTCGCCCAGTCTTCGAGGAACTTCGTATACGCCTTCGCCCAGTCATGAGCAGGGTACGTCTCCGGCACGCCGAAGCGCATGTCATCAAGGCCGCCGGTTTTCACGTGGTAGACCGGGTGGCCCCAATCTACGACGTAGTCGCGTACCTTGTCTACTCTGTCAGACGGCGCCGGCTTGTAGCGCCAGTCGGGATATGCCACCTTCTGGTCACGCGTGCCACCCTCCGGCAGTCTCTGGCTGTACATCCGCAAGTAGAACCACGGCGACTTCGCGTCCTCCGGGTCGGTGACAATCTCCTCCACCTGGTCGAATGGAATTGTGCGCACCCAGACGCGGCCCTTGCTGCTAGGGTCAACGAAGAACACAAAGAACAGGTTGCCGGCGATCCGAAGTGCTGTCTCTTTCTGGCCCATCGACTGGTAGGACGTCATCTCCGCTTGGTTCTTCGCGTCGTCCATGAATGACTGGACTACCGCGTTGACGTCCTCATCTGCGGCCCGGACGTTCATGCCGCGGCCGAAAACCATGAGGCGCTGGATTTGCACCCCACGCCGCACCAGCGGATTCTTGATGTAGTAGAGCCGAGCCTGCTTATGGATTTCGCGCAGCGCGGCACGGGTGAACTCGTTGTTGTCGTCCAGCCCGCTCATACTGATCCAGCCCTCGCTATCCAACGCAAGCTCCAGCTCGATCAGCCGCTCAACGAGGTATTCGTTTCTCAATAGCTCCACATCGTGTGTGGCAGATATACCGTTCATGCGTTACCCTCAATGTATGCAATAGTCTGCATATTGCCGTCTAGGAGCGCCGCCATGCGTTTTTGTGGTATCTGCGTACTATGCCCCTCAACGCGCCAGAACGTTACTCTGTGACACTTAGAACGCTGTTCTGTGGCGTATTTGCGTACCATCCTAGAACCTCACATCAATACGGCGAAATCTCGACGCGGTCGGCCAGGTTGACGACGTAGGCTGCGGGCTGCACCGCCGGCATGTCGAGCGTTGCCACCGCATACCGGACCATATCCACGCCGTGATCGTTCTCCTTGACCGGCTGCTCTTTGCCGACCTTGTCGGCCCACACGTACATCGGTATCTCATCTTCGACGCGCTGCGGTTTGCGCTCATCGGCCAGTGCCGGATCGGTGTGTCGCAAGCTGTCGCGTACGATAAACAGCCGCTTCTCTGCCAGTCGCTTCTTGACGGCATCGATACCGGGTGCCACGGCATTGTTGGCCGGTTGTGCGTTCAATCCAGCGCTGCGGTATTCGTCGATGAATGCCGGTTCGCTCGGGTCACACGCGATTATCTCCAGATACCCGTGCCTGGACTGCATGTCAAGCGCCTGCTCAATCCACCAGTCAGTCGTTCGACGCGTCTGGTAGACCTGCTCCAGCAGATACATGCTGCCGTCGTTGTCGAGGCCCCATAGTCCCAACGCGCCAGGGTTCGTGTATCCCCAGTCCTGGGATGCGACGTAACGCTTGATCACCGGCACCTGCTCCGCGTAGATGCGATGCACGCTTTCATCCCACTCGTCATAGATCGCGCCTTCGGCTTGTGCCGGCACGCCGTATCGCAGTCGCTGCTTGCGCACGCCTGTAAGCGCGTCCAGCACCGACATTGTGCGCTTGCCTTGCTCGGTGATTGCGCCTGTCCTCGGGTCGAACAGCATCGGATTCTCTTCGTGTTTCGAGTGGAATAGTCGCAGTGATTCGCGGTGATACATCCAATGCGAGGGATACGATGGGTTGGCGTCGCCGATGGTTTGTGAGTACGGCATGTTACCGGCTCTCCCTGTGGTACGCGTCGTCAACGTCTCCCAGTCTGCCAGCGACAGCTCCTCGGTCTGATTGACATAGATGATGTCGTGTTCCGATGATAGCACCTTGCCCGGCTTGTCGAGGCCGGCCAGCCAGATGCGCGCTCCGTTCTGGTAGTCGAACCACTCCGGCTTGCCGCCGCCGTAGGGTTCTATCGCCGATCCGCCGACCATCACCTTGTGCAGATACGTTTGCAGCACCGTCGAGTAGGTGCTTGCCAGCGTCTTGCGTGCAATGACGATGCTGGCCCGCGGGTATTTCAGCGCACATAAGTGTAGCTTCCACAATGCCGAAATTGTTTTACCGGTCTCTGCTGGACCATGTACGATCGCCTCTGGCCCGTGGTGGCGAGCGAGCTCACGTGCTCCGCCGTAGAATGTGAAGGTGATATCCGGCTTCACGTCAGATATCCTCCGACGGGTCAATGCCGCCGATACCGATAACGATGGGTCCACCATCCGGCCCGCTGATCTCGTGTTTCTCGGTAAACAGCTTGTGGTGCTTGCCAAGATGTACCAGCGCCGATTGTGCGTCGTAGAACTCGACTGTCAGTTTGCCATTTTTGTCCCACTTGGTACCTTTGACTAGATGTCCTTTGCCGTCTGCCAGTAATTGCTCCAGGTCCACACTGCCGTCAGGCCTCAGATATTCAGTGTGATCGCCGCGCCCCTGCTCCATCAGCCGATGTAGCACCTCGTCGGCCGACATTGCCTTTTCGCTGATACGCTTCTGTACCAGCTCTTGAATCTCAACAAAGCTCAACAGCCGTGAGCCTTGTCGGTCAGGATGCGCGTACCCGGCACGACGCGCCGCTTCTGTTGCGCTCCAGCAGCGGATATATTCCTCGACAAACACGCGCCGTTTCTTCACGAGAGCCATAAAACTACGCTTACCCCCTATAGGTAATCATAGCACATTTGAGCGCGGTTGTCAATGCCTATTCTAGCCATTCGACGTATTACCACTCTCCTCAAGCCATCTCCCAACAGCCGCGATGATCTCTCGGCCCATTGTGAGACCTATTCGAGCATCTCGCTGGCGTGTTTTGACGCCCCAAATCAGCGCGTCCGCCGCGGTGTCGATATGCTCTCGCTCAGCCGCCGGCAGACTGTGATAGGCGTCCGACAATATCTCTGCCCGCGTCTCTGGACTAAGTTCTCGCAGTCGTTTCACCTTACAATAAGAACACGGGTACGTCGTGACTGCTCGCAGCTCGGGATCAACTTCCTCGCGAAGCTCATGTCCGCATTTCGCACACTTTGTCATGCGTCCTTCTCCTTCCCGCTCGGTGGCGGCGTGAACATCTGCTTGCACTTCAGGCACAAGTGGAACGCGGCGGATCTGTACGGGTAGAGGATGTCGCCGCTATTGCATCGTGGACATTTTACAGGTTGCATATTACCTCCTTCGCCGGCGCAGGGTGCTCAGCAGTACAACTTCTCAGTTCATTGTGCGTCGAAGACACTGCCACAACCGTGTGTGTAGTACCTTCCTATTTTCTGTTTTCTTCCCCGAGATGCTTTCCTCCGTATCTGTATACGGTTCACCGCCTATACCCACACCCAAGGCACGACGGCTCTGATGCTACGCCGGCAATTGTGATCAATCCAACGCCAACCCCATGAGAGTTGCGATAATCACCAGGCTGACGCCACTCCCCAAGAACGTGAATGTTAAGAATGCACGCAGGAAAAGCGGCTCTATTGTGGCGTTGAATCCTACGCCCGCGCCGATCAGCGCCGATGCGACGACCATCCACAAGAACCACTTTGCGCCACCAGGCAGTTTCCATCCCTCTTCATGCGTGTTCCCCTGAATCTTCGGATTGACGATAATCGGCGGCGGTTTTTTCTCAACCATCACTGCCTCCTCCCTAATCTCCTCTATCAAATGCTTCGCCAAGACGCATACTGCCCAACAAGAAGTCCTGACATCGTCTATTCTTCCTTTCCGCCGGCGCAGGGTGCTGTTCTCATTGCCCCGCAAGTGCGCAAATCTGCTCACATTCTCCAGCTTTATGCTACTACCGCCTACACGCGCACCCGACGCGCGGCGGCTCGAATCGTGCGCCGGCATTTGTGATCACTCCCATCTGATCGGATGCTGTGCGAGTATCCGCTCTGCGATGACCACGAGCTTCGCCGCTACTTCCACCGAGTCGTATCCTGCTGCCAGCAGAGTAGCATCGATCTCTTCGGCCGTCTCTAGTTCGTAAAGCGCCAATAGTGCTCTGATTGCCTGTAGTATTTCTAGCGGTTTCATCTCACACCCACCCCGCCATTCGCGCGATCAGCACGCCGGCGAGGATCAGTGTCACCGCGACAGCAATGTACGACTTGCGTTGTGCGCGCTTGATGCGATCATGCACGATCAAAGTTGCTGCCGTCAATTCGTCAAGCTCCTCGCGGAGCTGGTGTATCTCGCGATCACAATCAACGTCGATTGGATGCCATTTCTGCGTCTGCGGGTCCCACTGCTCGATTTTGAGTTCCTCCCAACCGCTCATTCTATTGCCTCCCCCACTCGTTGACTTGGCGTCGAGACTTCCAACGCCTCGATTATCGTGTCCTCGACATGATCGTGCTCGCATGACCGCCACTTGCCGCTATTGCCGGATTTGTTGTAGCCAAGCGCAAGCGCAATCCACCGGCTCGGCGGTCTATCTTGGTCAATGGGTGTGTTGGCTGGCACTACAAAGAAGTTCGAGCAGGTGAACTCTGTCCCCTGATAATCCTTGAATCGTCGCTCTAGCATGATCGGGACACGAATCTCAAACTCCCAGCGCCTTGCTGTTTCATCCATCATCTGTTATCCTCCAGCCAATCCCTTAATACAACGTAGGCTTGCGCTTCGAGTGTGCGGCACTCGTGCTCTGCTGCGAATTTCAAATCATCAAGCTCCTGCTCGGTTAGCCTGATTTCGATTGGTATCTTGCCATCTGTTGGAACTTGATCAGCAGCATACCATTTAGCAGGACGCCACTCTACCCAACCCTCTGTTCCCGGTTTAGCCGTTGCCATCGACTGCCTCCCTACTCCGTTCCATCGCTCGCATAATCTGCACCGCAACGCTTGTGCGTGTGTCGCTTGTCCAGAAGTCCTCCAGCACATTCGGACCGTACACGTTCAACCATGCGTCGCCTACGCCGCCGCGCTTGTCGTGTTCGACGCCGACTGCGACTGCGACGAACTCGCCATCACCGGTGCAATTGGCGCGGAAGATGCGGCCGAGGAGGACGCGGGTGTCGGTATAGCCTGGCGTGTCTTCACCCATCGCCTATCTCCTTCTCCGCCACAACAACGTCAACATCTTCGCCATCAATGATCTGCTTGCCGCGATAGCCGGCCTTGCAAACATCGACCGCGCCGACGCACGGCATCAAGTCGTCCAGGAAGCAGCCACACTCTTGAGCGTCGAGGTATAGGCCGTCGTAGCCGTTCTGTTCCAGCCACTTCTCGACAATCTCATGTACTGTCGGATTCATCCCGTCACCTCCCCCAGCCATATGCGCAGCCGCTCCCATGTGTCGGCGTCGTACTTGTGCCATCCGCTTTTTGGCGCTGTCGGCACCTTCACCTGTTGCGTCGGGTCCTCGAATTGCAGCGTGTCGAACATAGCATCGCCGATCTTCCGGTGCAGATTGTACCAGTACCGCGGGCTGCTGTCCGAGATGTGCAGCGCGTCGCCGATGTCGACGAACGTCATCCCGCTCTGCCGCATAGTGATCGCCTTGCGCACCACGTCGCGGCTCGATTTGATACGCTTCTTCGGTGCTCTGCTACGATCCGTCACCTGCCGTTGTACGGCTCCTCGTCTTTGCATCACCTATCCCTCCTCACCACAGCGCAAACGCTGCCTGAATAGCGTCCGCCGCATCCGGCACCCAATTGTTGCAGGCAAGATTGCATCCTGAGCAATTGCCACCGGCCGGCGAAAAGTCAGTCCTGCCACAGCGTGGACACAACCGCCGCCACGATCCCAGGTGCTGGCCGCATCGTGGACATTCGACTATACCGTCACTAGGAGTATCGACATGCCCGCATTCGCATTTGCGAGCGGTGTCTTGGTCATAGAAGATTGGCATGTGCTGCTCCTACTCGTGACATGATGTTGTCTCCCGCCGCATAATCTTCATGCGTCCGATGATGTCGCCAGGTGCTACGGTGTCACCAAGCTTCACGTCGAGAACCTCCATGTTGTAGTAGTACAGGCGATCTCCGCCAGCGCTCTCGATCGTGACAGACTCGCCACGGCCAAAACAACCAAACTCTATTGATGTTACGAGACCGCCGCTCCAACAATGCACAGGTTCACCGCCATGACAAGAATAGTCTATCCCGCCGTGTTGTATTGTCTCAAACTTTGTCATCACCCGTCACCTCCCTCTCCTGTATAGTCGAGATGCCATCACTACGTAGTTTATCAGCTCGCGCCTTGCCTCTGTGACCTTGTCCTTCGCCTTCTGCAACTCCTCCTCCTGATAGCCAACTCCTTCCTCCACTACCAGGTCGACGATTGCTTGCTCCAGGTCTTCCAGTAGTTCCTTGAACTTGTCAATGTTGATCATCACCATCACCTCCCTCTCCGCCGGCTGAAGTCCAAAAGAAACAAGATCATCGTCATTATTACGATGCCGATGAACACGCCTTCGAGCGTGATTACCATGTCGGTTGTGATCATCGCCTATCCCTCCGGCCACGCCACAATCTGCTCAAATTGCAACGACCGCTCAATGGCATCTGCTACTGCCGTCGATATCGCATAGGGTATCTTGGCCCGCTCTGCCGACTGGCTGCTGCTGTAAGCCTGCTTCGGCCGCATGCCTGATAAATCCACACTCCCCAGGTCAGGGAAGTTGCCCCACAAAAAGAATGGCCCATGTCGAGACCTCCACTTGCCCAGCAGTGGCTTGAACCATCGAATCGCCCCCCGCACGTTCTCGATAATCCAAAATCTCGGCTGTGCCTCTTGGATGATTCTATAGCACGCGTGAATGATTGACATATCAGGATCAGACGCGTCCCTGATCCACGGTAGTATGCTTCGTGAGAACTCTACACATGGAGGAGACGCCCAGATCAAGTCCAGCTCGCCCCCAGGCCAGGAATATTGCCGAACATCGGCAACGATGTCAGCCCCGAATCGATCATCGCTGTCAATCGTCCATGTCCGCCATCCCCTGTCGCGCATGGCCTCCGACGCGCCACCAAGTCCTGAGCATAAGTCCAACATTCGCATGTCTATCCCTCCTCGGCTGGTGCCTGGTGCTATCGCCATTCACTTGTTGTTGTTCCCCATCGACAAACGTCCCGATTCCGCCGCCTATACCGGCACCCACGGCACGGCGACTCGAATGCTGCACCAGCCTGTTTGTGGTCATGTGTTCGATTCCGACGCCATCGCCAACGCCGTCGTCACCGTCTTGATGCACCCTGCAGGGTCCTCACGTAGCATCG